AAGAAACACATGGCTGAACACATTAAGGTATCTAAGAAAGAGAAGGTTGATGGGATTGATTTTGTGAACATTGGCCCTACAAAGGATGATGCGTCAGAATTCTATTACTCGAAGTTTACAGAGTTTGGTACATCAAAAATACCTGCTCAGCATTGGGCTGAGAAGTCGCTGAAAGAAAACCAAAGAGATATCAATAATGTGATACAAGAAGAACTAGAAAGGGGGCTTAAGGAGTTTGAATAAGAAGATACTTGAAGCTTTGACACCTCTTGGAGTTCCTGTGAAATTCCAGAAACATTCAGGAGCGGCCAACCAGTACATAACATTCCATGAATACTTCCAAACTGGGGAAGCTTATGACGATGACGTTGAAAGCCTGACGGGTAGATATTTCCAGGTTGATATATGGTCAAAGTCAGATTACGAAGTCATTGTAATTCAAGTTAAATTACAGATGAAAAATGCTGGATTCACAAGAATAGACGAAGCTGATCTCTATGAACCTGACACTGGGATTTACCATAAGGCGCTGAGGTATTACTACTTAGAAGAAAGAGAGGGATAAAATGCCTAGACAAATAGGACTTAAAGATATTCACATAGCAACTGTAACAAAGGACGATGGAACTGGAGCAACCTATGGAGTTCCAGAGAAGCTTGAGAGAGCAGTAAGTGCAAAAATATCACCGAAGGTGAACTCTGAGAACATATACTCTGATGATATTGTGGAGGATGTCATTTCAGCGTTCGACAGTGTTGAGGTTGAAATTGAACTGAACCAGCTTTCACTGACTAGCAGGGCCACACTACAGGGTGCAAAGGTGGTAAAGGGAGTGCTAATTGAAAGTAAGGATGATCTACCACCAACTATCGCCATGGGATTTAAGTCAAAGAAAGCTAATGGTAAATACAGGTTTGTGTGGCTCCTTAAGGGCAAGTTCGAGCTGACATCTGATGAATTTGACACCGAAGCAGGAAAGCCTGCACCAAAAAGCTCCAAGCTCAAAGGCACGTTCTTTGCCAGGGATTTTGATGGTAACTACAGATTCATTGCTGATGAGGATGAAGTTGGAGCGGACCCGACGATTATATCTGGATGGTTCACAGCAGTGCCTGTTGAGCCTACAGCAATATAGTTTGTACTATGTACACTAATAATCAAATTACGAAATAACTAAGGGGAATTAGCCCAACAAAGATTCAATATGAGAATAACCATCAAATAACAATTATAAGCTACATCTTTGTATATAAATAAAAAACTGCATAAATATATATGCAGTTATATGTATTCGATGTCATTATTACTATAACATAGAAAAACCACATAAGCTTTAGTGTAAAACGTCAGGAAACTAAAGCGACCCCAAGACTTATGAGGTTTTTCTATGCTCAAGATTATAGCAGAAACCATAATCGAAAAAAAGACTGTAAATACTAATAAATATTTATGTATTCACGAGCAAAAGACAAAGTGAATAATTGTTCTCTGATGGTTATTCTAAAATGTATAACGGAGGTTAGAAGTTGAAAGGAAATGAACTAAAAGATAAAGGCATAAAGTTTACGCTTAATGAAAAGGAATATGAACTAAAATTTAATCTGAACACATTCTGCGAGCTGGAGGACATTTACGGGGACCTGAACAAAGCATTTGAAGATTTGCAGAGGATGAAGATAAAGGCTGTAAGGGCTCTGGTATATGCGGCAGTTAAGGTAGAGGATGATTCAGTAACGTTGAAAAGTATTGGTTCACTCTTAGGTTTAGATGATCTTGAAAGGCTCGGAACGGTGATCAATAAAGCATTAAGTATAGCAATGCCGGAGGTTGATGAGACCTCGGGGGAAGTGACAGCCACTCTGGTTCCATAGATTGGGACTGGCAGTGGCTGTACTATTTGGGGACTGTGATCCTCAAGATGACTGAGGAGCAGTTCTGGAACTCAACCCCAAGAAAGCTTCATGGCTTGTTCCGGATCCATAAAGCGGTTAATGGCATTGATGACGATAGAGTTGATACAATCGACAAAATTCCATTGTAAGGGAGGCGGTAAATTTGGCTGGAGGAAGCAGTACAGTAGTAGCAAGAATAGGTCTTGATGATACGGGTTTTCAAGAGGGCATAAGTAAATTACAGAGAAGTCTAAAGCTTGTGCAGAGCGAATTTACCGCTGCCAGTGCAAAACTTGGAGACTTTGGAAAGTCATCTGAAGGTTTGAAGCTAAAGTCAGACAGCCTGAATCAGCAGATAGAGATACAGAAGGATAAGGTCGAAGCACTTTCTAAGAGCTATCAGGAAAGTGTGGAGAAAAAGGGTGCTGATTCAAAGGCATCAGAAAACCTAAAGATCAAGCTGAATTATGCCAATGCAGAGCTAAGCAAAATGCAGCAGGAGTTGAAAGATACTTCTGATGAGCTAAAGAAAAAAACATCTGTCTGGAACACACTTTCTGAAGCCTTGGATAAAGCCGGGGACAAGATGAAGGCAGTGGGAGATAAGATGCAATCTGTGGGAAAGAACCTATCCACTGCTGTGTCTCTACCAATACTCGGAATTGGAACTGCTGCCACTAAGATGGCAATGGACGCCATTGAATCTGAGAACCTCTTCGAAGTATCTATGGGTGGACTTGCAGGAGAAGCTAGAGGCTGGTCAGAAGAGATGTCAAAGGCTCTGGGACTAAACGCATACAACGTGAGGAGCAATGTTGCAACATACAATTCTATGCTTTCATCCATGGGATTGGCTTCAGATGAGTCCCTAAATATGTCCGAAGGACTTACTACGCTAGCCTATGACATGGCATCATTCTATAACCTTAATCCAGACGAAGCATTCAATAAGCTTCGAGCTGGTATAACTGGAGAGGCTGAACCGCTTAAAGCCCTAGGAATTCTGGTTACTGACAATACAATGAAGACGTATGCCTATACTCATGGAATAGCAGAGCAAGGTGCAGAGCTTACTGAAGCTCAAAAGGTTCAGGCTAGGTATGGTGTAATCCTTGATTCGACTAAGAATGCACAGGGAGACCTTGCTAGGACCATGGACAGCCCGACCAATAAGATAAGAGCGATGAAAGAACAGGCGGAGCAGATAGGTATTCAATTTGGGCAGATCCTAATACCAATCCTTGAAAGCCTCATCGGCGTAGTAAAACCATTGATGGATAGCTTCCAGGGTCTTTCAAAGGAGCAACAGGAGACCATTGTGAAGGTTGCCCTTGTGGCTGCCGCTGTAGGGCCTGTTATCTTAGTAATCGGTAAGGTCGTATCAATAGTTGGTGCGGCTGTGTCGGCCTTTAGTGCTGTTTCCGGTGCAATTTCAGCAGCAGGTGGAGTCATAGCAATAATAACTGGTCCAATAGGAATCGCAGTTGCTGCAATCGGCGGCCTCATAGCTGTTGGTGTACTACTATATAAGAATTGGGACACAGTAAAGACCACAGGAATAAGTGTATGGAATGGCGTTACAAGTACAGTTTCAAACTCGATCAATAAGGCTAGGGATGCAGTGAAGTCAGCCATTGACGCCATAGTAGGTTTCTTCAAAAACCTTAAGTTACCTGAATTCAGGTTGCCTCAGATCAAGATCCCACACTTTGAGATAGAAGGGAAATTCAGTCTTGCACCACCCCAGGTGCCTTCATTTGGGATCAAGTGGTACAGAGAGGGTGGACTTATGCTGGATCCTACGATATTCGGATTCGATGGGACATCATTCCTAGCTGGTGGTGAGTCAGGTACTGGTGGAGAAGCAATACTTCCACTAAATCGGCTTGTACCTATTATGGCAGATGCTATGAGGTCACTAAGCATGGGGCGCGGCGATGAGTTCAGAGAGATGATCTATCTCCTAAGGCAAATCGCAGCAAAGAAAGTTGATGTGTACCTTGATGGAAGAAAACTTACAAGTGGTCTGTATGACTACTTTGATGAGCTAATGACAAGAGGCCTAGCTGACGAAAGACTGTCGAGAGGAGGGGCATACTAATGGGAGCTTATTTTATATTCAAGAATGAAGATTCGAGAGGTTACTCAATAGTTGTGAATACCCTCACTCCAATACAGTCCGCAAAGGAAGATGGTGAATTTCTTAAGGTTCCAGGTAGGGATGGATTCCTGTTCCAGGAATATGGAAGTTTATCACCAACTGAAAAGGAACTGGAAATTACACTGAAGGATGTGAGCCAGCTAGGTTCCATTAAAGCTTGGCTAAGAGGAAGTGGGAATCTAATCTTATCCAGCGAACCTGATGTGTTCTATAAGGCAAGGTTAAGTGGACAGATTGATTTTAAGAAACTCCTGTATCTAAGGACAGCGAAGATAAAGTTCGTATGCCAGTCGTATGGGTATCTGGAAAGTGGGCTGACAATGCAGACAATGACTTTACCTGGAACTCTCATCAACCCAGGAACTGCAGCTTCAAGGCCGATAATAACCATTTATGGTACTGGAACAATTACGCTTACTGTAAATTCCAAGAATGTGATTCTAAGCAATGTTTCGGAGTACGTGACTCTGAATAGTGAATTAGAGGAAGCGTATAAGGATCTGCTTGGAAAGAATAACGACATGCAGGGAGAATTTCCATTTTTCATTCCGGAAACAAACTCAATCTCTTGGACCGGAACAGTGACAAAGCTTGAGATAGTGCCTAACTGGCGTAATCTGTAGGAGGTGAAGGCTTGATTAGGCTATTTGAAAAGGAAGCAACAACCTTCACTACTAATGGAATAACTGTGCTAAACAATCTCATCAAGGCTACTTCAAAGGAAGTCCTGAACGGTCTTTACAGCGCTGAGTTTGAAGCCATTTATGATACTAAAGGAAAGTGGAAGGAGATCATAGAGGGCAGAATCATTCACGTCAGTGGGCAGCCTTTCAGGATATATAGAACCAGGAAGGGAATGAGGTCCCTATACATTTATACCAGACATGTATTTTGGGACCTGGTATACAACGAAGTCAGAGATATTAGACCAACAAATAAGGGAGCTCAGGCTGCACTGGAGGATGTTCTAGTTGCAGCTAATTATTTGCATCCATTTACAGCATTCTCAGATATCTCAACTCCAGCTACTCAGTACTTCATCAATAGGAATATTGCTGATTGCATTATAGGAGCTGACAGCATAATAACCAGATGGAATGGGGAGCTTAAGCTTGATGGTTGGCTTATCTCAATTCTCGCTCAGAGAGGCCAAGATAATGGAGTAACAATCTCATATAGAAAGAACATGCTGGATGTGGAAGTTACTGAGGATTATGATTCAATAATTACAAGGATCCGGCCAAAGGGCAAAGATGGATTGGAGCTACCCGAGATATATGTGGATAGCCCATATATCGGAGTCTACAACTCACCTAGAATCAAGGAAGTTGAGTTTGATATCGGAATTGATGAGGAAACAACTGAGGAAGAGGCGATAACACAGCTTAGGGAGGCAGTCACTTCCTACTTCATTGATACGAAGTGCGATCTTCCAGTGACAAACATCAAAGTTGATATGTTAAACCTCGAAAACACCGAGGAGTATAGAAGCTTCAGCAATTTGGTGAAGGTAGAGTTAGCTGATACTGTCACATGTAGGCATCTTGACCTAGGCATTGACCACAAATCAAGAGTGATTAGCATAGAGAAGGACTTGCTTCTAGGTAGGACTTCTAAAGTTGAAATTGGTGACTTCAAAGAAAGGGTATCAGGAAATATTACAAAGCTCTCAGATGCTCAGAAGACAATAGCCCAGACTGTGGAAAGAAACAACTCGGACTTAAGTGCAGCAATACTAAATGCAACATCACTTCTTACATCAGCCCTTGGAGGCTATGTCCTAAAGCGAAATGGCGAGATTCTCATAATGGATACTGATGATCCCGCAACAGCCCAGAAGATATGGCGATGGAACATCAATGGTCTTGGTTACAGTTCTTCAGGTATAAATGGCAATTTCCCTATAGCAATAACCAATGATGGAAGGATCAATGCATCATTTGTAACAACCGGTGAGCTCGGTGCAAATATTGTGAAATCAGGAATACTTCAGTCAGCTAATGGATCCAGCTGGATAAACCTTGCAGATGGCACCTTCAGCCTTGGCGCAGGGAAATTAACAAACAATGACATTAGCTATGCTGGAACCTCAATTGAGCAAGCTCTCAACGGGAAGGCAGATATTAGTACTGTTGAAGATATCAACCAGTACTTTAATTTCGACGACATAATTGGACTAACCATTGGAGATAGTAACAGCAACTTGAAGATAAACATCACCAATCAGCAGATGAACTTCAAGGACGGACAAGCAATAGTTGCTTACATCAACGGACAGATCATGTATATCAAATCAGCTCAGGTGTTGGAATCCATGGTTGTTGGAAATCACAAGATAGAAAAATATGATGCGAATATTACACTGGTTAGGTGGATCGGATAGGAGGCGGAGATATGCCGGATATTAGACTAACAGGAACTCTAAGCAGTCCCTATGTGAACCATACTTATCACCTTTACCTGGACCTGACTATAAACTCCCAGAGTATCCAGAACAACACATCAAACATTACCTTAAGGCAATGGGCATATTCATCTTCTGACACCTATCAGGCATACTCCTCAAGCACAACCGGTAACAGTTGCTGGATCAAGATCAACGGATCAAATGTGTTCTACGACACTAGGGCTATGGATTTCAGAAACCAGCAGGTTGTTGAGCTTGGAACATATACAGCCGATATTGCACATAACTCGGATGGATCTCTGGCAATCGCTGTATCATCTGGTTTTGACATAAATGGCCCAAGCTCACTTTATGACGGAGCTGTTGCTAGCTACAACTGGTCATTAACCACGATCCCTAGAGCGAGCCTAATAACTTCATTCCCAGAATTCACTATAGGCTCTGGAGTTACAGTGACTGCTCCAAGGTATTCAGCGAGCTTCACTAATACCTTCCAGATAAATGTGGGTGGAACGGTAATAGAGGTAACAGGGGATCTAGCTCAGGACAGTTACACTTTCTCGGCAGCTCAGCTTGATGAAATCTATGCAACTATCCCGTCATCAGTTTCGACAACCGCTACAGCCTATGTGACCACAAAGCTAAACGGATCCCAGATAGGCAGCACTCAGAGTGCAAATGCAACAGCCAATATTGGTTCGGACATCATTCCAACACTCTCTAGCGTGACTGCTGCAGAGACAGTGGCTGCTGTTACAGCCTTAGCTATAGGCACAAACAACTTTGCTCAGACTCTCAGTAGGATTCAATTCACCATAAATGGGGCAGCAGGCGTAAAGTCCAGCTCCATTTCCTCGTACAAGGTAGTATTCAACTCAGTTACATATACTAATACTTCAAACATAGTTGGTACAGCAGGTGCAATTTCAGCGACCGGAACAATTGTAGCCTCAGCCACCGTCACAGACAGTCGTGGGCGGGTAAGTGCAGAAAAGACTGTATCATGTATGTTATTAACGTACAATACTCCTGTGATTTCTGCGTTCTCAGCTTTCAGAAGCGATAGTGGTGGTAATGCATCTCCGCTTGGAACTTATGGAAAGTACACTGCAACAGCAACTATAAGCAGCCTTAACAGTAAGAACCAGATAACCTACTCTATCAAATCAAAGCTTAGAACTAGTGGGACCTGGACAACAACCCATGTAGATACCAGCCTCGCTGTTGGAACAACTTCACTTAACGTTTCTCCGGTATACGGAACCTATACAGCCACAACCAGCTATGACTTACTATTGACCGTAAGCGATAAGTTTAACTCGGTGACTGCGGGCTATGTGCTTTCAACAGGGGAAGTCGCCATGTCCTGGAGTAAGACCGGAATTGGAGTTGGAAAAGTCTGGGAGCAGGGAGCCTTGGATATAGGTGGCGACGCCTACTATAAAGGCACAATACTTGAGAGTGCCTTCGTTTCAGGTGCAGCGACACTTATTGGAAGAACACTTTCTCCGCTGGTGACATTATCCTCAGCATCAGCCTGGGGAGATTTACCCAACGGTTATTGTGGTTTCATTTCTCATTCCTCAGTTGGAGCTCCTCCGGTATCGAACTACGGCTATTTTATAAAGTTCGGTTCAAGAGATATGGCTCGTGGTTGGGGTGGCATTTGGCTTGACTACAGTGGAACTGGTAATGCCTTCTTTGGAAGGACCACAGATGGAAATGTGGCTGCATCATGGACTAGGATTTATACCTCAGATGCTGCAGTATCTCATGCACATGACAATACATCAATTTCACTCTCTGACTACGTTAGTGGAACAACACCAAAGGTTGCTGGAATAATCTCAGGAACAGGAGCTCCTCCGACTGCAGGTACAGTACCTACTGGTACTGTATACCTGAAGTACGTGTAAGGAGGCTACACATGGGCACAGTAACAATAAATGCAAATGTAGACAACAACTGCCTTCAAGACGGTCCTAACAGTGTATACAGAACAGCTACCAGTAATACCTTAAGGCAAACAAGCACCACAGCCAGGATCATGGCTCTTAACTGGGACCTGAGCTCAATACCCGCCAACTGCAGAATAAACTCAGCCACCTTGTACCTCAGGCTCTATAGCCTGGAGTCAGGTGCTGCAACAATATACGCTCAAAGATGGCTTGCTGCATGGGGTGCTACTACAATAACCTGGAATAATATGCCATCTGCAACAGGAGATGGGGATAGTTCAGTAAGCACGGGAACTACGCTTAATGTGGATGTAGCAGTGCCGGTAACTAATATTGTAAAGGCATGGTATGAAAGTGGAGCCGGGAAATACGGGATCAAGGTTCTATCAAGTACTGCAACAATGGCATACTTCAGAACTCAGGAGAGCGCAGCACCGAACAATATCTACAATCCAAGACTCTATGTAGATTACAATGCGGTACCAGCATTTCAGGTGAATGTAGGTGATGTTTGGAAACAGCCCTCAGCCATGTATGTGAATATAAGCGATACCTGGAGACAAGTGGTTCAAGCCTATGTAAATGTTGGGGATGTTTGGAGAGAGGTTAAGTAGGAGGATGAAATGATAAGCCACATAACATTATACAAATACGACAATAGCTACCAGATAAAGTATTTCAAGGATACAGTATCAAAGGAAATCGTGATCCAGAAAGCACCAGAAGAGCTGCGAGCAATAATAAATAGCTTAGTTGATTTTCTAGATAAGGATCTGCTTCCGGAAGAGAAGATAATTGAGCTGACGGCTGCAGTTGAACATGAACAGGCTGAAAAAGCAGAGGTACTTGCAATATCAACGAAATACAAACAAGCACTACGTGAAGCAGAACTGACCATAGAACAGATGCTTGAACTCATTGAAATTTATCCTGATTGGGAGCCTGGAATAAACTACTCAACAGGCACGATTGTTAAGTATGAGAACCAACTCTATGAAGTAATTGCACCTGGTCACATTTCACAAGATGATTGGACTCCAGATGTAACACCAGCTCTATTCAAGAAGATAGTACCAGAAGGCGTGATCCCTGAATGGGTCCAGCCCACAGGCAGTCATGATGCATACAACACAGGGGACAAGGTAACATTCAATGGAATAGTTTATGAGTCGCTCATTGATGGCAATGTGTGGAGCCCTGAAGCTTATCCAGCTGGATGGCAGATAATAAATGGAATTTAGACCAAATTCCCTCTTTAAAATAAAGAACGTATGTTCTATAATGATTACACAAGCAAAGAGGGAGTGATAAGAATGCAGACCAATCTCTTAGAAGTTGAAGCACTCGCATACAGCAAACCGGGAGAGCCACCAAGACCGGTAACTTTCAGGTTTATGATAAACGATGAGTATATGAAAGGATCAATTAAGAGAGTCAGGGATAAGAAGACTGAGAAGCTTGCAGGAAACATAATGTACACTTATCTCTGTGATGCTGTAATTGAAGATAGACAAACAACTGTAAAAATGAAGTATGAAAGGGACACAATGAAGTGGTACCTGTATAACCTATAATAGAAAAAGTAAAGGAGACTGAAAATGGCTGATCTAAAATACGAAGTAACTGCAAAGTACGGTGTGCTTTCCACAAGCAAATCAGGCTGGACAAAGGAAGTAAGAAGTATATCCTGGAATGATAAGGAAGAGAAGTACGACATTCGCGAGTGGGCTCCAGGAGATGAGAAGATGGGTAAAGGCATAACGATATCCCTTGAGGAAATGCGTGAGCTCAAGAGAATACTAAATGGACTCGAATTGTAAAATAACTCGGTGCCATTTTAACACCTCCAGCATATTTAAATACTGGAGGTGTTTACTTTGTACGAATGCTTGATTTGTGGTGGAGAACTCCAAGCCCTAGACTATGATCTTGTATGTGAAAAGAAGAAGCTCATTAGAAAATACCATATGTTCTGCTTTAATTGTGGCGATGAAACGATTATGGATATCCCTGATTCACGCGATCCTAAGCTTCAAAAAGAAATAATTGCAGAATTGAGAGAAGAACCAGATATTTATGTATAGAAACAAATCTCCTCAGCATAATATGCTTGGGAGGGGATATAGTGGTAGTTGTAGAATGCGGTTGTGGTAAGAAACAGGTCTTACACGATTATCGGATTAGAATGGATGATTGTGTAACATTCAGGGATTACTCAGGTAAATGTAAATGCGGTGAAAAGCTCAGCATGACAGATGTAAACCTGAAGGATTTGGAAAGAAGTAAGTACTTGAACTAAACTATAAGGCGTCTTGGAAAACCAAGGCGTTTTATTATGCGCAAAAATAAGGAGGAACAGCTAATATACTATCCTAAGCACAGGGAGATAAAAACTGATAAGTCAAAATATGATATTCAAACATGTCGATAATATCAGTTAAGACATGTTTTCAGTAAAGTTGGCGATATATCTGGATAATATTTGAAACTTAAGATAACATTAAAATATCAAATCAAAAGTCAGAAAAGGAGAACTCCATGAAGAGAATATATCCAACTTTGTTCTTCCTATTACTTGCACTGGTTGTTATCCAATTTTTTACGCCGTTGTGGTCCTTTGGAAATGAAGAAAAAATTACCAGTCAGGGAGTGGTTGATAGAATCAAGGATACTTCTGAATTGAATACAGTTGAAATGTACTTTAGTGAAATCATTGACTATGAGAAAGCGTTGACTTTCAAGAAGATAGAAATTCCTTTTACACAAAAAAGTTTCATTTTTACTGTTAAGGCGCGGGTAAAGGCAGGAGTGGATTTATCCATATTACAGAAGTCTGACGTGGTGATTAATGAAGATGAACGATCACTGACCATACAGCTACCAGACCCTACAATAACTTCAAAAGAGATTCTTTCTTACCAAGCTTATTCAGAAAAGAATGGGCTATTTAATGAAGTGAAAAACGAGGATACTCTGAAGGCTTTGGAGACATTTCAAGTTGATTTGGAAAAACAGGCAATAGACTATGGAATCCTGAACATTGCCAAACAAAATGCAGAAAAAGCCTTGAGTAATATATTTAAGACGACAGGGTTTGAAGATGTCAAGATTAAATGGGAATAGCAAATGAGAGGGATACTATAAAGTTGTGCCTATACAACCTATAAATGAAAATGAGAAAGAACTGAAAATGGCTGATCCTAATTTCGAAGTATCCGCAAAGAATGGTGTACTATCAACAAGTTAATCAGCAGGGACAAGGATGTGAGAAGCATGTCCTGGAACGAAAAAGAAGCAAAATTTGATACAAGGAAATGCGCTCCAGGTGATTAAAATATGGAAAAGTGAATTAACTCTGTCTTTGGAAGAAATGCATGAACTCAAGAATATTCTAGATGAATTAACGATATAGGTATTTAGTACTTAAGCGTCTTGGAAAACCAAGGCGTTTTATTATGCACAAAAATAAGGAGGAACAGCGAATGAAAGAAGTGTGGAATAGCATACAGTATGCCTTTGCGGCAATAGGAGGGTGGTTAGGATGGTTTATGGGAGGATTTGATGGATTTCTATATGCCTTGGTAGTTGTCGTAACAATTGACTACATTACTGGCGTAATGTGCGCAATCCTTGACCGTAAGATCTCAAGTGACATTGGGGGAAAAGGAATATTCAGGAAGGTCGTGATTTTCTCCCTTGTGGCACTTGGAAACATAATAGATATCAATATTCTGGGAAAGGTTGGAGTAATAAGGACTGCAGTCATTTTCTTCTACATATCAAACGAAGGTATAAGCATATTGGAAAATGCAACGAGACTAGGATTACCAATACCAGAAAAACTACGGACTGTGCTTCAGCAGCTAAACGAAGGAGGAGACAAAGATGGCAACTAAGAAAATATACCTTTCACCGAGTAATCAGCCAGACAATAAATATGTTGTGGGCAATACAGATGAGAAGATTGAGATGGAGGCAGTAGTAGCTAAAATCAAGGCAATCTTGGATTCTGAATATGAATGCGAGACTGTGATTGCTACCACAAATCTAACTATAAACGCTTCAGGAAGACCAAAGGAAGCCAAGGATAAGGGCTGTGATGTCTACTTGGCTATTCATTCAAATGCTGGAGGAAAAGGGAAGGCCAGTGGGGCTGTGGCATTTTATCACCCAAACAGCGACGGCAGCAAGGAGCTTGCTAGAAATATAGTCAGGGAGCTTAATGCAATCTGTCCAGTAAAATCAAACAGGGATACAGCAGTGAAAAATGGGATGGAGCTTTATGCTGGATACGGTCTTGCTGAAGTCAGAAATCCAAACAAAATAGGAATCACTGCAGTACTTGCCGAGACAGATTTTCATGATAATCCAGCGACAGCAAAATGGATAGTCGAGAGTAAAGACAGAATTGCGAGGGCATATGTTGAGGCACTCGTGAAGACTTTTGGAATTTCAAAGAAAAAGGTAGAGACTGAAGATAAGCTCTATCGGGTCCAGGCTGGTGCATTCAGGGATAAAGCTAATGCGGAGGAGCTAGTCTCAAGGCTAAAGGTCGCAGGGTTTGAGAGCTTTATTAGAGAGGAATAAAATCGACAAGGAGATACATATGACAAAAGAGCAGTTTGAACGTGAGAAAGATTACCAAATTTCAAAAGCAATAGTGAAAACAATCCTTAATCAAAAGATGATCGATAATGAAGATTTTCGTAAAATAAACATAATGCTCCTTCATAAATACAAACCGATTATAGGCAGTTTATAGCAATAGATATGGTTGCTATGTATCAATATGAGAGCTAACATTGGTGCTGAAAGGAGGAGATCAAATGACCAGAATCATAAGAGAAATAAAGCCCTCAGCACCGGTTAGACTTAAAAAAACAAGAGTCGCAGCCTATGCAAGGGTATCGTCGGATAAAGATTCAATGCATCAGTCGCTATCAGCGCAAATAAGTTATTTCAGCGACTTCATTCAGAAGAATCCTGAATGGGAGTTTGTGCGGATTTATGCTGATGAAGCAAAGACAGGAACTAAGGACACTAGAGAAGAGTTTCAAAGAATGCTAAATGACTGCCGCGAAGGGAAAATTGATAAGATCATTACAAAGTCAGTATCTAGATTTGCGAGAAATACAGTTACCATGCTGGAAGTTATTAGAGAACTGAAGTCACTAAACATTGATGTATACTTTGAAAAAGAAAATATTCATTCGATAAGCGGGGATGGTGAGCTAATGCTAACTATCCTCGCTTCTTTTGCTCAAGCTGAAAGTTTATCAGTTAGTGAGAACTGTAAGTGGAGGATAAGAAAGAGTTACGCAGAAGGAGAGTCTTTAAGCCTAAGATTCATATACGGTTACAATATTTCTGGAAAGAATATCGAGATAAATGAAGAAGAAGCTCAAATAGTAAGACAAATTTTTAATGACTACATTAGTGGGGTAGGTGCTACTAAAATAGCCAAGGACCTCAGAATTAAAGATATACAAAGACCTCGAGGTGGCGTTTGGACATCCGCCAAGGTGATGAAGATTATCAAGAATGAGAAGTACAAAGGGGATTCACTGCTTCAGAAGAGGTTTGTTTCAGAACATCTAAATAAGAGACTAGTCAACAATACCGGCGAGCTAACTCAATACTATGTTACAAATTCCCATCCTGCGATAGTGCCTAGAGAAACCTTTAGCCAAGCCCAGGAGATACTAAACAACAGACTTCAACATGCGCCTGCCAACAAAACAACGGAGAACCAATTTCGAGGTTTGCTCAAATGTACAGAGTGTGGGAAATACTACAGAAGAAAGAACAATCATGGAAGGAGCTATCAGGTATGTGGTAGCGTCCTAGAGTTCGGGAAAGGATCATGCTCAGCGAGATATTTGCGAGAAAGCTACTTAATTGATCTATTGAAAAGAACACTGAATGTGGATTACCTGGATGGTGAAATTTTAAAGGAAACCTTAAAGCAGGTTCACGTTAAGCCGGATGGAGCCCTAATAATAACAATGACTAATGGAGAAAGTGTATATCTCGGGGAGGGTTGTGAATGATTCTAGAAAAGGCAATTACAGTTAGACCTGCAGTAAAGAAATTTAACGAGCTATCAGCAAATAGCTGGTTAACTAAGAAGAGAGTCGCAGCCTACGCTAGGGTTTCAACAGATAACGATGAGCAATTATCAAGTTTTGAAGCACAAAGGAATTATTACTCCCAGTATATAAAATCGAAGTCGGAGTGGCAATTTATTGAAGTATATGCTGATGAGGGTATTTCAGCAACAACGACAAAAAAACGAGATGGTTTCAACAGGATGGTAGAAGATGCAGTGAATGGCAGAATAGACCTGATTATCACAAAGTCCGTTTCAAGATTCGCAAGAAACACTGTTGATACGTTAACAACAGTAAGGAAATTGAAGGAATTTGGAGTAGAGGTCTATTTCGAGAAGGAGAATATATACACATTAGATAGCAAGGGTGAATTGTTGATTACGATAATGTCAAGCCTTGCGCAAGAGGAGTCACGCAGCATCAGCGAGAATGTGACCTGGGGTCAGAGAAAGCGATTTGCTGAAGGCAAGGTAAATTTGCCATATGGCCAGTTCTTGGGTTATGAAAAGGGAGAGGATAACCTTCCGAAGATAGTAGATGAAGAAGCTCAAATAGTAAGAAGAATATACAGGCTATTTCTTGAAGGAAAGACACCTAGCGGAATAGCCAAGATCTTGACTGACGAAAAGGTACCATCACCAAGTAAGAAGGAACACTGGCATGTAAGTACAGTCCGGAGCATCTTAACGAATGAGAAATATAAAGGGGACGCAGTGCTTCAAAAAGCGTTCACTGTGGACTTTCTAACCAAAAAGAAAAAGAAAAATGAAGGGGAGTTTCCTCAGTATTATGTCGAGAACAGCCATCCAGGCATAGTGAGTCCCGAGGTGTTTGAACAGGTTCAGTTCGAGTTTAAAGGACGAAAGAAACAGAAGGGATATAAAACTGGGAAAACATGCTTTTCAGGAAGGATAATATGCGGTCAATGTGGCAATTATTATGGAAGAAAGGTTTGGCATTCAAATAGCAAATATCGGAGCATAGTCTGGCAATGTAATCACAAGTATCAAGAAGGGCGTAAATGCAGCACGACTCATGTGTATGAGGAAGATCTGAAGATTGCCTTTATTGAAGAGATAAATAAGATGCTAATGAATAAGGAGCAAGTTATTTCTGATCTACGCCAAGTATCGGTTGAGCTATTCGAAACAAGGAAGCTTGAAGATAAGGTGATAAACCTCAATAATGAGATCTGCATAACAGAAGGTATGATTGAAAAATTTATTAGAGAAAATGCTGAAAAAGCAAGTGATCAGGCTGTATATGATAATAAGTACAATGGAATGGTCGCAAAATATAAAGCAATGAAATCTGAGGTAAGTTCAACGATAATCCAGATTAATGATGTAAATGCGAAAAAACACAGTATCAGCGAAATGATAGCTAAACTTAGAGACCAGAAAGACATTTTATCATCATTTGATGAGGAACTCTGGCTATCTTTGGTAGATAATGTGGTTGTACAACCTGACGGGGGAATTCAATTCAATTTCTCAGGGAAAATATTCTAGAATATTTCGGAATAAGGAAGGAGACTTCAGATGACTGGAGTCTCTGTTTGCTTGAAATTAAACAGTGGCATGTATCATGATTTGAAACGAGTATTCTATTCAATAAAAACTTCGCGAAATGACTAAATTTCGCGAAGTATATGGAATCTTCGTTTAAAAAGACAAGGTCATAAATCTGAATCATACGATTACGACACCATTACATTACTAAATAATACCTGATTTAGATAAGATCAACACTTATTTGATTCATGGTGAGAAGAACCTTAAATAAAACAGAATGAGGTTTGAAAATGTTAGTTTTTTATAATTTGTTTTAATATAATGTATCTTGTTAATCTCATAACAAGTTGTAATACAACTAAGATTAGATCATGTGTTAATGCTACCTTTAAGGTAAGACAAAAGTTTGTAATTATTTTCAGAAAACGCTTCAATTATATATTGACAACCAATTATATGGATGTATAATCAGATTATGAAATAAGTTGTAGTACAACTTTGAAGGTCCGTATAATTAAATGTAATACAACTAATTGGTGGAGGTGGAGAAAATGGAAGGTAAAAATAGCCCAAGTGACAAAGTATATGATTTTATAATGAATAAGCTAAAATCCAATGAATGGGCACCGAATGATAAGATAATGACTGAAAACGAGCTTTCCAAAGAACTTGATGTAAGTCGAGTAGCGGTTAGACAAGCTGTCAGTATATTAGTAGGACAAGGTCTTCTTAATCAAAAACGAGGAGCAGGTACGTTTGTCAATAGTGTTGAAGACATCTCTTTAATGAATCCCTTAGTATCGATGTTTCTGCTTGAAGATAAGGATATACTCTCAGTTCTGGAATTCAGAATGTATTTTGAGTATGGAAACATACGAATGTTTATGAAAGCCCATGATGAAGATGATTTAAAGAAATTGGAGGGTTTTTATGATGAGATGCTGGCTAGTGTAAATGATCCTGAAAGGTTCTATGTGGCAGACTATAACTTCCACAATGCAATCGCACATGGTACAAAGAATCCTATTGTAATCAAAATTAGTGACATATTATTTGAAGTTCTCTTGAAGCAACAATCCATGCTGTACAAGAACATAGGCCCTAATATAGGTGTAGAGTATCACGCTGATATTTTAAAGGCGATAAAAGCTAACGATGGAAAGATTGCAGCTATGTTTATGAAACGACATATTGAAGCTACCATAAAGGAATTATCGCAAACTTTAAATGAAGAGTTTGATCTGGACACTTTTAGTGATTAG